CTTTCGGGGTCAAAGCGCCCATAGTCAAATAAATGACTATGGGAAAGCTCCTGGAATCAGTGAGATCCACTAAAGGATTAACTTTCCTTGACCGATCAAATCGTTAAGCGATCTTAATTGCCACGCACCGTCCAACCCCAAACCATCAACTCACTGAGTTATTGGTAAGGAAAGTCCAGGGTTTCACCTAAGTGATTCCCTGAACTCCGGACGTTGCACTTTTGCCGCTGCTTCCTTAAAGACCCTGTCGTACATAACTGGTAGCGTGTTAGACTGACGTCTAAGGGCTACCAGGGAGTCAACATCAATGAGGATAAGTTTATTGATAATTTCTTTCAATGAAATCTCCTCACCGGAGATTTCAGGATCGAAATCTTCAATATCCTTAACAAAACGACTGACACTATTCTTGATAGCGTTAGTTATTGCCTCATTAGTCTTTCCCCTATAATATTTGGTGAAGCCATTTACTTGTAAATACTTCAGCCAAACATTATACGGCTTAAGACTGTCTTTAAGGCAATCATCCGCCACGGCAATTAACCCCTCACTAAGGACCCTCCGCAATAATTTGGAGGCCAACCTTGAACAGTGAGGGACCAAGATATCTTCATCCTTTATTACATCATGGAGGTAATTTCTTACTTCCTCTGGTGTAATAAATCCATGAATATATCTTAATATTATCATGTATCTTGGAACCACCCTCGCGAGATATTTAGAGGTGAATCTAAATTTCTTTGAGGGGAAGCCATCATACGCGCTGATAATACTTGCCATGATTGATAGCCTAGTATAGTTTCCTTTGGTGTAAACATAGTCAAATAGTATGTTTAATACTATTTTTATGTTTACAACATTAGAGACTATACCAGAGATTGCTAGACCAGATATCTCAATGAAGTTACCCTCCTTGGTCATTCTCATTCATCTCTTTGCAAATTCATATGTGTCTTTCGACACATGTGTCTTTGCTGGAGATATTTCAACCCCTCATCTTGTCATAAGAGTTATGTACATTTTGGCGACGGCATCGTTACGAATAACGATGTCATCACCAAGCAGTATATAATTCTTAAAATTACTTAGACCACACAAATGTGCGGCCCAAGCAACGACAAGGTGGTGGGTGAGTGAGAATACAGCCCATGAGCTATAACAGCCCATAGGTTGCCCCACTTGGTAAACAAGTGGGTCCATCTCAAGATCATAATAATATCTTGATTTTAGGAGGTACTTTCACCATCCAACGAAGTGTGATGCGTGACGCATGTTACTTGAGGGTAACATGTGCTTTAGCAACATACCTTGGATGGCTATGGGAAATCTATCGGTCGCTGCAGTCAAATCAAGACTGTGAAAGGAATCAGAACCAGTCCACTGGTTAGATGGATCTTGAGTGTAAGTCCTGTCTTGTGACAGGGTCGCTAGTTTGGCTAGCACCTTATCATGGATAGGCTTGAGGAAGAACTGTGTTCAATAATCGCTCATCGCGATTATCCTCATCTTACATTCGGGGTCCTTCACCAATGCTAGTTTACCTCCCGTATATGGGTACTCTTCAGTATCCATGTCCTCGTTCACTATCCTGTAGTGAACCTTGGCAGGAAGGTCACCCTGTGACTTCATATCATTTGAGAGCTTAAGGTTCTCGTATAATATGGACTCATCAGAGGATGTAAAAACTAACATGTTTTGGAAGATCTCCAAGACCTCGCCAATGATCCTCGTTAAGGATCATTGACTGGTGATCAGAGATTTTCCTGAGGGACCTCCCTTATTACTGACAAAGAAACTCTCTTTGGAGTAATGGGGAAGATCGATTTTAAGATTATTCTCATTGATCCACCTTATTATAAAGGTCTTCGGTATATTATACCTTTTACCCTTATATGGATCAGTTATAGAAGAATAACTTACTGGAATTCTTTCACCTTTGAGCGGTTTTAGCGAACGACTAATGTTCATCAAACTTAAAAGTAATTTCAAGTCTGATGGACGGTTAGTCTTAACTAAAACCTTCAAAGCAATTAAACGTTTAGGTCAACCAGAGGGATCCAAGGCGACACGGCTACTTGACCTCTTGAGTGGTTTCCCACACATGAATCTCGTAACCGCAAGCCTTGCATCCTTGAAGTATTTTACCGTGTAAAGTGTCCCGTTGTTTCTCAACATCGGTTCCATTACACTAAAATACTGGTTAGTTAATATTGCCCCTTTAGTATCAAACAGTGAGGCCAGGAGTTTTCTAAGGAAAATTCTGAGCTTAGCTGTGTTTTTGATATTCATAGGGTATTGTTAATAAATGTGATCTATCCTTCCAGCGGGGAAAAGTCAGGTATGCACCTCGAACGAGAATGCAGTAATCCCAACTACCACTGTTCCAGTGGTTGACTAATCCTTTAGAGGGCGACGCTTGTCCCCTCGGGATATCCACCGTCAAACGGTTAGATTTCATTTGACTAAACAGTATCCACTAAGTAATGAACCTAAGTAAAGGGGTTTCTGGTTGTTAAGACCGTAACTCCCCAACAGGTTAGTCCCCCAATAAAGGGACTATCATTGTTCCCACCAACACTGGTGGAGCGGAGCCCCTGTGCTTGCACCTTCCGTAGGTGTGACACAGTCGGATCACTCCAGAAAGAGAAATCTTTCTTTGTTAAGCAAAGCAGTGCTGGATCGGAAGTGGTCTTGCAGACCATTCCAATGATCCTATCTTAGTGCTACTTAGTTTACACATCAAGCTGTGAACTAGTTTAATTAGATTGTCTATTCAATCATGGCAAAACCAAACCACCATCATCTTACGATGATGTCTGGATCCGGTGGTGGGCCCTTCCGGGGTCCACCGGATATCTTTGACATATATCATGTCTTTGATATATGTCCACTACCTTTTAGAGTAGTGCAGCTTGACCC